AATCTAATGACCGAATGGTATTGGTCTGGTAGTTTAGATGCCTTTGCAGATATGTGTAAGCTGCGCTGTACTAGCGACACACAGAACGAAACAAAAATAATTGCAGACGAGATCAGCGATATAATGAAAAGATTATATCCAGTATCTTGGGATGCATTAATGGATTCGAAGTGAAAAAAAAATAAAGTTGACACGTAAAACATTAACTTTTATTAACTTAACTCAACTTGTATCACTTTGAAATATAAAAATTCAATGATATCAATCTATTGGTTGCGGGAGTAGGATTTGAACCTACGACCTTCAGGTTATAGGTAAATCGTTTATTTTCAATGGGTTACAGGCCACGTAAGTTACTGTACCCATAACTCCGCCACCTAATAAAGTGGTTGACTTATTCACAAAGTGCAGTAGCCTGCGGCTAACCCGCCTAGGGTTAGTTTAACTACTAACTGTTGAGGAAGAGTAATGAGCAAAAGAAAGATAAGAAGCCTAAAGGCCATAGAAGACTATACAGAAACTACAATGAGGCCGTGCCAAACATGTCATAACTTAATCTGTGTAGGTGATTCTGCGGTACTGGTTGTGTATATAGCCGACCCTAAATTTAAAACAGGCTTAGATGAATTAGATAAAGAGTTTGAAGAAGATGGCTCTTACTTATTCCATCATAATTGCAGAGACTGTGGAGAGATAGCCAAGGTAAAATATAATGTCCAGTTATCGTGACCAGGTTGAATATGTTAAATCAATAATACTAAGAGAAGGTGATCGGCATACAGCCGATTGCCCGTTCTGTGGCGGTAAAAACAAATTCACATTAGATAAGTTTGATGGAAAATTAATCTGGAACTGTTATCGTGCATCCTGCGGTGTAAAAGGTGCGTATACTGGTAAAAGGAATATCAATGCAGCTAAATCTTATCTTGAAGGTAATGCTACCCAGCGCTTCAAAGCTAAATACAAAGAAATACCAACCTTAACTACACGAGTTACCAACCATGAAGCTGCTGTTAGTTATCTCAAGCACGTTAACAGCTATGATGCTTACCTACGTGGCGATATAAAGACCAGGTACGCTCTTAAAGAAGATCGTGTACTGTTTTATAACCCTGAAGGTACAGGCGCTGTAGGTAGATCCTTACGCCCTGTTAGAGCAAAGTGGTGGAGCTATGGGGATCTATCTACTGGCATACCTGTTGGTACTGGTAAGCACGCAATACTTGTAGAAGATGTTGCATCAGCTTGTAGCGTGTCTAATGTGGTAGGATTTGTCGGAATTGCGCTACTTGGTACTAACATTACTAAAAGTATAGTTAAAACACTTAGTAAGTACGAAAAAATAACATTAGTTCTTGACAATGACGCATCTCTTAAAGCAATATCTATTTCAAGGAAGCTAAATATGCATTGTAACGTAAGATTTACCAGACTTGATTTAAAATATCTTACTGCACAAGCAATTGAAGATTTAGTTATGTAGAAAGCTAGCAACTATACGTCTAGTAGAAAGGTATTATAACAATGCGGAATGAAAATAATATGGCTCGATGCTCAAGTGGATTTTATGGGGTAAAAGTTAGTAGTTGGTGTAATACCACACGATCTGGGCCAAACTCTTAATAAATTAAATTTTAATAGTTTATTTATAGGAGATAGGTATGGATTGTAGTAAACATATTTTCATAGATCAATTACCAAAAGAGCGGATGCAAAAACATCCGATTTGGAAGAAAATAGAAAGCCTTGGATTTGCAAGTCACGGTAGCCACGGTAGACGTGTTACAAATTGGTGTAATCCCTTCACTGGCCCACCTAAATACCTATTGAAATAAATTTTAAATCAAACTACATGCATACACGTTAGCGCATGTAATCATTTACATATTATATTTTTATAGGAGATCGACATGAAATGTCGTGGAATAGTAGTCATAGACTACGATATTAACGGTGGCTTTTTAGAAGCTGCGGAAGAACAAAAGAAATTAGAAGATGCCATTGCATCTATCGTGAAAAATAACAAGCGAGTTGTTTTCCACCAAGTAGATATGAAAGAGCGTCGAGGTGATCAATCACCAGATATTAAGAACATGAAATTTAGGAATAGCTAACTTCCTGATTTAAAACATTAATTAAAGAAAAATGCCTCAGTCGAAAGATTGGGGCTTTTTTTATTTCTACTAATGGTTATTACTAGGGGCATAATAAAATGTCACAAGGAAGGGCAGAGCAGTGGAAATACAATTAATAAAGACGTTACTTAATAATAACACTTACTTAAACACAAAACCTAGATTACGCCGATCAATATTCTCAGATGAATTAGCACAGATTTATACTTTACTGGGTAAAGCGCATACTAAATACGAAACAGATATTAAACCTGATGATCTATATTCTCTTTGGCTAACAGAGAACCCTGTTGCGACAACGGCAGAGATAAATGACTTCAGAGATCTCGTTGATCAGTTAAAGTATGCAGATAAAATCACAGATACTATAGCTACAGATGTAATCGAAAGCTTATGGCGCAGAGAGATTGGCAGAGACATTGCCAACTTTGGTATCAATATGTCTGAAGGTGATACCACGGCGATGGGCAATCTTATATCCCTGCTAGAGCGTACCAAAGATAGCTACATGCCTGATGATTTTGGTGAGCCAACTACGGATGATATCTACGAGCTATTAGCTGAAACATCCAATGATAATCGTTGGCAGTTCAACATAGAAACTCTTAGCCGCAATGTTTATGGCATCGGCCCAGCGGAATTTGGAATTATCTTTGCTAGACCAGAGACAGGTAAGTCTGCATTAGCTATTAGCTTTTGTGCTGCACCTGGTGGGTTCGCTCAACAGGGCGCAAAGGTTCTGTATCTTGGTAATGAAGAGAAAACCACACGCACAAAGCTGAGAGCTATCCAAGCCTGTTCTGGCATGACCCGTGAACAGATTGCAGACAATCCTGATTTAGCTATGAGCAAATACCTATCGATCCAAGACAGAATAATCATGAAGGATGTGCAGGAATGGGATTTAGATACGATCAATGGCTACTGTGAAAAGATAAAACCTGATGTAATTGTAATAGACCAGGCAGATAAAATTAATATTGCAGGTAATTACAATGCTTCTCATGAACGCATCAGAGAGTTGTATCGAAGCTTACGTGAATTAGCTAAACGCCATGACTGTGCCTTGCTAGGTATCAGTCAAGCAAGTGCTGATGCTGATGGGCGTACTCGTATAGACTTCTCGATGCTTGAGGGATCAAAGACAGGTAAAGCAGCGGAAGCTGATCTGATCATCGGTGTAGGCAAACATAATGCATCTGAAGATGATAATCCTGATCACACACGGTTTATAAACATAAGTAAGAATAAGCTTAGTGGTTATCACGGTTGCGTCATTTGCAACATCGAGCCTGAAGTCAGCAGGTATGTTGTATAATGGGAAAACGATCAAACTTTGAAAGAAATCCAAGAGATTATTATAGAACCCCTCGTGAGGCTGTATTTCCTATTTGGCCTTACCTTCAGGAGCATCAAACCTTCTGCGAACCGTGTGCAGGAGATGGTGCATTAATCAGATCACTACAAGAGATTGGGCTGACCTGCTCAAGCGCATACGATATTGAGCCACAATCTAATGGCATTGATATCCAAAATGCCTGTGAGATTACTGAAGAGCATTTATACGATGCAGATCTAATTATCACAAACCCACCGTGGGAGCGTAAGCTTCTGCATCCTATGATAGAACGGTTCTCAGACCTTAGACCTACGTGGCTGCTGTTTGATGCTGATTGGGTACACACTAAGCAAGCTATTCCATTCATGCCTCGCCTAAGAAAGATCGTAAGCGTTGGTCGTGTGAAATGGTTCGACAAAACCGCAGGTAAAGATAACGCCTGTTGGTATTTGTTTGATCGCCACGATGAAACTTATGCAACGAGATTTTATGGGAGAACGTGATGAACATATTAGTTTTGGATTTAGAAACAACTGTTCAGACCTTGGGTGGAAAGACGGACAACAGCCCGTACCATCCTGATAATAAATGTGTAAGCGCCCACTTTGGTTTCATTGGATGGGAAGGTGTAGATGAAGTAACGAACCTTGTATTTCATCATAATGAACAGGACGTTCCTGATAGCCCAGCGCAGATGCAAGAAGCACTAAATAAGGCTACGCTGCTTATCTGCCACAATGCCAAGTTTGATGTTACCTGGTTGTTAGAAATGGGCTTTAAAATCCCTGATAAAGTGTATTGCACGATGATAGGTGAATACATCTTATCTAAAGGGCAGAAACGTCCGTTGTCGCTCAAAGCAATAGCTGAACGCAGAGATGTTACACGCAAGAAGTCTGACCTTGTAGATGATCTATTCAAGAGTGGCACTGGTTTTGAGGCTATGCCTTTGGCTACAGTATTAGAGTACGCAGAGGCTGATGTTATATCCTGTGGTGAAATATATTTATCTCAGCAAGACGAGTATGCAGCTAAAAGCAATCTATCATTAGCAGAGACAGTGAAGCTGAGTAATGAAATGCTGTTGTTCTTAGTAGAGATCGAAAGAAACGGCATAAAGATTGACCTAACTAAGTTGGATGAAATCAAACAAGAGTTTATGCAAGAGCAACAGGATCTCAACAAACGCTTAGAAGAGATAGTCGAAGAGGTTATGGGCGACACGCCTATCAACTTAGCATCGGGCGCTGATATGACTAAGGTTGTATACAGCCGTGAAGTACTAGATCGTAATGACCACAAACAGGTCTGGAACATTGGTGTTGGGCCGACAGGTAAACCATTATACCCGCCACGAATGAACAAGAGTGCTTTCAGCAAAGCTGTTAGAGCAACGACTAAAATCATTCAACGTACTGATGTTATATGCTGCGATGCTTGCGATGGGCGTGGACGTATCCAAAAGTTTAAGCAAATCACTCGTACTAAGATGGGCAAGAAGTATAGGGTGCAAGGTGATCCATACAAGAACCTATCTAAATGCCCTACTTGTTTGGGCGTTGGGGCTTTCTACAACCCAAATGGTATAACTGCAGGTCTAAAGCTTAATCCTGCTACACCTTCTGATGCCTCTATAAATGGATTCAAGACTGATAAAGTTACCATAGAAAGATTAATCTCTCAGGCTGAAAGTAAAGGCAATGATATAGCTGTAGAGTTTCTAACAAAGAGCAGCAGACTAAATGCTGTAAATGTTTATTTAGATAGTTTTATTAAAGGGTTTGAAACTTGGACTAGAGCAGATGGTATATTACACACACAGTTTACCCAGTGTGTTACTGCCACTGGTAGATTATCTAGCACTGCCCCCAACATGCAGAATGCACCAAAGCGTGGGTTTCCTGTACGAAAGGCTGTTGTAAGTAGATTTGAAAACGGAACAGTAGTTGAGGCAGATTTCAGTTCTATTGAATTTGTACTCGCAGGGGAATTAAGTAGAGATACCCAGATTATAGCTGACGTTGTTAACGGCAAAGACTTACACAAACAGACCGCATCAATAATACATCAATGTAGTGAAGATAGAGTGACTAAGGATCTTCGCCAGGGGTCTAAAAAATTCAGTTTTAGCCCCATTTATGGGGGTCGTGGAGCAGGAGAAGCTCCTCACGTTCAGAATTATTTTAGTGAGTTCTTTAATATCTATCAGGGTTTAGGTGCTTATCATGAAAGGCTTGCAAAAGGTGTTTTAAAGAATGGTATTGTGCAAACACCTTCAGGTAGGCAATTCTTTTGGCCTAACGTAAAACGATTAAAAGGTAATCGCACTACCTTCTATACACAGATAGTTAATTACCCTGTTCAGTCTAGTGCAGCGGATCTTATGCTCCTGTCCTGTGTACGTGCTTTCCGTAAGTTTAAAGAGCTTAAACTAAAATCTTTATTAGTCCTGACTGTGCATGATTCCATAGTCTGTGATGTTTATCCTGGTGAATTAGAGCAGGTCAAAGAGGCTTTAACTTGGGCCATGGTTGGTGTGACTGAAGAAGCTGCCCAGCGCTGGGACTACACCTTTGCCCTACCCCTAGAAATAGAGATTTCTGGTGGAAAAAACTGGTTGGAACAAAACGAATACACTTGACTTGTACCACTTAACTATGCCACAATATAATACCACATAACAAAAAGGTTCTAACATGAACGAATTAACACAAATCGATAGCAGTGAGTTAGCAGAACTAGCTGAAATATTAGGAACAGAAGTACCAACAGGAAGCAATAAATCTGCTTTGGTCAGAGTTCCTGAGTTAAAAATTAATGCGAAATCTCGTAATAAAATTACAAAGAAACCAATACCAGAAGGTAGCTTTTACTTAACAGGCACAGACACTCCTGTTTACTCTGAAACAGTTAGCTTTCGACCATTGGCTTCCCATGTCCAGTACTTTCATTGGGATGAAGTAGATGGCAAGCGTAAATTAGTTAACAAATCCCTTGCAGTTAAAAATCCATATAAAGATGAAGCCAGAGATCTACTTGGTGGAATTGCTTGCGGTATGCCTTCTTGGGATGCTCGTAAAGAAATGGAATACGACGAAGCCAAGAAGTGGCGGGCTATGCAACACCGTGTAATTCGTGGCGTTGTCTCCTACACAGGTAAAACTGAAGATGGTGTAGAAGTTACAGTAGAAAACGAACCCTGTATTATGTTCCACAAGAACAGTAATTATGGTGGCTTCTATAATGAGTTTATTAAGAAGTTACCTCAAGGTTCACAGATTTATAATTATGCTGCTGAACTCACTTCATCATACAATGAGAACGGTTCAGTGGTCTGGTATACTTTTGGGTACAAGCCTGATCTTAAAAATGAATTAGGTATGACCAAAGACGTGCATGATACCATGTTAGTCTTTGCTGATGCTATCCGTGCTGAAAACAAATATGTTGATGAACACTACTTTAAGTCAATCAAAGAAGGATCAATTGATAGCGCAGCTATTGATGCCCTCGGCGATTCATTAGATGCTGACTTTGAAGACGTAGCGTAATGGTAGATAACAACGCTATAATAAAAGACATGAGCAATGACGTGTACCACAATTCGGGTGGTATATCGTCATCCGCCGTGAAGACGGTATATAAAAAATCCTTAAAGCACTGGAAGGGGCAAAAGATTGTCCAATCGGCGGCTTTTGCTATGGGTAATGCTGTTCATGCACACTTGTTAGAACCAGAACGTAATTTGGTTATTAAAGGCCCTAAAACAAAGTCTAGTGCCGCCTTCAAAGACATGAAGGAAAAACTAACTGATGATCAGGTTCTGCTTACTGAAGTCGAATATAACGTAGCCAATCGTATTGCCCAGGGAGCATTAGAAAACCCTGTATGCGAAGCGGCATTAAAGCATCCTGATAGGATCAATGAGTGTAGTATATTCATACAAGATCCAGTATCCTCTTTGCTTTTAAAGACCAGGCCAGATTTGTTGATTGAGTCTGAGCAAACGGTTTATGATGTAAAGACTACGCAGGATGCAAGCCCTCGTGGGTTTTCTTTTGAATGCAACAAGTATGCTTACCTGATTCAAGCAGCGGTATATGTTTATATCTGTAATTTAGTTGGATTAGACGTTAATAAGTTTGCCTTCATTGCCTGTGAAAAATCTGCCCCATACGTCAGTCATATGCATTTTGTAAGCCCAGAAGCTTTGGAATGGGCTACTGTTGAAATGCACAAAACACTCGCTGTAATTGCTGAAGCTGAAGACAAGCAATATTATGGCACTGGGTGGGGTAACGTATCCATACTTGAGAAACCTAAATGGCTATAAGTCCACAGTCTGCAAAGGCAAAAGGTAGGCGTTTTCAACAGTGGGTACGTGATCGTCTATACGAAACATTCACTGTTTTAGAAGATGGCGATATACGGTCTACGAGCATGGGCGCAGGTGGAGAAGACTTATTATTTTCACCTGCTGCTCGTAGATTATTTCCCTACTCAGTTGAATGCAAAAATAACAAAGCCAATGCAATTTATAAAGTTATGGATCAAGCCGTCAGCAACTGTCCTAAAGGCATCACACCACTCGGAATGGTCAAGGCTGATAAACGTAAACCATTAGCGGTTGTCGATGCCGACCACTTCTTCGAGCTAGTAAAGAAAAATAATGAAAAATAAAAGTATACCAGTTGATACTGTGGCTATCTGTGTATCGCTTTCTGAAGATGGCAGCACCCTTACCCAAGTAATGGATAACTTTAGTAATAGTTTTCCTGTCGCTGAAAAAGAGTATTTAAATCTCCTGCTAAAAGGCTTGGAATTTATCATTCATACAAACCCTGACTTTGCTGCCACTCTAGGTAATCTCACAGAGCTACTAGAAGGTAATCAGGTTGAGTTTGAAGCAGACGATGAACTCAAGGATGCAATAGCTGATGCAAAGGTAATTCCTATCAATAAAAATAGGATAAACTGATGTCTAACTACTTCAAAAAAACTCCATCTGTAGAAGAAGATATTGTAGGCACAGTAGACCGCAAGAAGGTGGCTTCAGATGGCCTCTCAACGGCCTATTATAGCCTTCCTAGCCACGCTACAGAGCTTCGGCATCTTATATCTCAGAAGGCCATGAGCAAGAGCCGTGGGGATATATTTAAGGCCTGTTACAGGCTTGGAGAAAAGGACGGAACAGACACTCTGTACGACCTAAATAAAATGAAATTTTTCATACAAGATTTAATAGAAATGCACGAGAGAGGCGAACACTTATGAACATAAACGACTACCAAGATCAGGCAGGTAAAACTGCTATTTTTAAAGAAGAGGATGCGCTTCTTTACACCATCTTATCTCTTTCGGCAGAGGCAGGAGAGATAGCCAGTAAGTATTCAAAAATTATACGAGACAATAATGGAGTAATTACACCATCCGATAAATTGGAAATGGCAAAAGAACTAGGTGATGTCCAGTGGAACACAGCCATTTGTGCAAGATCTCTTGGGTACAATTTAGAGACTATTTGTACGATGAACCTAGCAAAATTAAACAGCCGATTAGAACGTGGGGTTCTAGGCGGTTCGGGCGATAACAGATAATATAAAAAGGGAGCAGTTAATGCTAAGAAATGAATACGGGCCTAAATTACCTATCAGTGAGCAGATCCACCAAGAAAAATATCGTAGTGAAGGAGAAACCTTCCACGAGGCAATGACAAGAGTTGCTGAAGCTTTAAAAGATGATGAAACACACTTTGAGCAGTTTAGAAATATTCTGGATAATCAAAGATTCCTACCAGCAGGTAGAGTACAGTCAGCGATGGGCGCTCCTCGTACTGTTACTCCATATAATTGCTTTGTTTCCCGTACTATTGAGGATAGTATGGAAGGCATCATGGACGCAGCAAAAGAAGCTGCTAAGACCATGCAACTTGGTGGGGGTATAGGGTATGACTTCTCTACGCTAAGGCCGCATGGGGCGCTTATTAAGAGCCTAGACAGCCGTTCTAGTGGCCCACTTAGCTTCATGGCTATATTTGATAGTGTCTGCCACACAATCGCTTCAGCAGGTCACCGTAGGGGCGCACAAATGGGCGTACTGCGAGTAGATCACCCTGATATTGAGAAGTTCATACGTGCTAAGAATAACTCTACTGCCTTAACAGGATTTAATATATCTGTTGGTGTTACGGATGCATTCATGGAAGCTGTTAAAACAGATAGTCAATTTGATTTGGTATTTGAAGACAGAGTATATTCTACAATTAATGCTCGTGCGCTTTGGGATGATATCTTACGATCTACTTGGGATTGGGCAGAACCAGGCATTCTATTTATTGATCGCATTAACCGAAAAAACAACCTACATTACTGTGAAAAAATCGTTAGTACCAATCCCTGCGCCGAACAACCTTTGCCACCATATGGTGCATGTTTATTGGGTTCTTTTAACTTAACTAAGTACATTTTGAAGTATGATGGTAAGTACGTTTTTAACATGAATATGCTCAAGACAGATATACCATATGTAGTTCGTGCTATGGACAATGTAGTAGATCGAGCAACATATCCATTACCACAACAAGAGGCACAGGCTAAAAATACTCGTCGCATGGGTCTTGGTGTTACTGGTGTTGCTAATGCTATTGAAGCGTTGGGCTTTGACTATGGATCGGATGATTTCATTCGTGTTCTTGAAGACATCATGGGTACTATTCGTGATATCTGCTATGAAACATCTGTTGATCTGGCAAAAGAGAAAGGTGCATTCCCATTATTTAAGAAAGAATACTTGGATAGTGAATTTGCACTAACTTTACCTGTTAAAATACGTGAGAGTATTGCAAAGCACGGCATCCGTAACTCTCACCTATTGTCAGTTGCTCCAACAGGAACAATCAGCCTGAGTGCAGATAATGTATCTTCTGGTATCGAGCCAGTGTTCTCACACTTCTATGATCGTACAATTCAGACATTTGATGGCCCGACTATAGAGCGAGTAGATGATTACGGATATCGTGAGTTTGGGGTAAAAGGTAAAACTGCGGATGAACTATCTGTGTTTGACCATGTGCGTGTGCTAAATGTTGCATCTCGATATGTAGATAGCGCCTGTTCTAAAACGTGTAATGTTGGAGATGATGTTACTTGGGAAGAATTTAAACAAGTGTATATGGAAGCATATGAAGGCGGTTCATCAGGTTGTACTACCTTCCGTGCCAGTGGAAAGCGTTTCGGAATTTTAAATGCGTCTGCATCGGAAGACGTTGTGGAAGAAAAGCCAATAGAAAAAGACAACTTTATTGAAGAAGGTGGAGCTTGTTACTTTGACCCTGCTACTGGTCTTAGGAAGTGTGAATAAATATGAAAACCCCTTTCGATCAAGGTTACTTAGCCTTCTTTGAAGGGGATTTTGTATGCAAATACAGGCCTCGATCTCATTACAATTTAGAGTGGCATCGGGGCTTTAATAAAGCTTACTTTTATAACAGGAAAACATATGTACAAAGTATTCCAATCGAAAGACTTCGACAAGTACGATGAAGCAGCACGTAATCAGGCTAAATCATTCTGGAGTAGCCAAGGCTATACATGCACTGATCATGAAAACGAGTATGATGTAGATCTTGTTGTAGAGAAAGATGGTAAAAGATTCTTCTGTGAGGTTGAGGTTAAAACCGTCTGGCATGGTGTAGATTTTAATTATGACACAATACATATACCAGTACGCAAAGCTAAGTTCTTAGACAAGCCAACACAGTTTATGGTGTTTAATAATAGCTTAACACATGCAGCTATAATCAGTAGGAAATCTGTATGGGATAGCCCTATCGTAGAAGTGCCTAACAAGAAGATACGCTTTGGTGAAAAGTTCTTTGATATACCTAAAGAAAAAGCTGTATTTATTCAAACAATGCAATAAAAAACGCCCTCAAGTGCTTGACCTGAAGGCGTAAAATATATATAAAAATCTAGAGACTGAACCTTGGTCGGTTCTGTTTTGTGTTTAAGCCCCTGGACTTCGGTCTGGGGGTTTTTTATTGCAAACTAAACAGTTCTAACATGTCACGATCCATAGTGCTGTTTTCTTCCTTACCGAAAGCATCTTCCTCTATAACACGTATCTCATATCTACCACCTGCTGCGGCAGCACTTACAGCTTCTAATGCTAATCTATTAGCAACTTTTCTGACAGAAGGGCCTTGCCCTTTTGCTAATGCTCTTAGTAGTTCTTCGAACTTAGCAGGGTCTGAAACAATAACAGCTAATACATTTGAGGCTACTTCTTTCTGTAACCGTTCTGCTTCTGCTATTGGTACACTGGTTATTCTGCGTAACATAGCTGCTGTAGGGTTCATGTAACCTGCAGTTAATAGAATAGCTGTTGATACTGCATCTCGTATATCTTCACTACGTGCTGCGTTTATTATTGTATCTGATCCAGCTTGGGATACTTTAAGACGACTAGGTAAAGATGTCTGATACATCATATTAACAACATTAGTTACAGCTTCTGCCATAGCGCTGTCATTACCATATACTACATTAATAGACTTGAATAAATTACTAGCATCATCTGCACTTAACTTACTAACTGCACCTATATTTATATTTTTACGTGCTTTTGTACCTGTCTTTAAGGCCGTACCTGTAGCCCCAAATATCTTTTCACCTACCGTGTCTAATGCTACTGCTTGTAAAGCTTCTCTGGCTAGGTTCTTTTGAACTTCATCAGGTAATAATTCAATTTTATCTACTAACTCTTGCATTCTGTTAGCCGAGTTTTTAGAGGTCATAATAGATCGTATTACTGATTTAGCGCTAGAAGTTACGGTACTTGATCCTGTGCCTGTAGCTGTAGTGTCTATAAGTTGTTTTACTACACCTTCATGAGCTTGTTTTATACTTGCATCTAGTTCTTTAACTAATAAATCATTTGCGGCTTTTACATCCCCAAGACCTGAGTGTGCTGCGCTTACTTGGTCAAAAGCTTTCTGTACACGGTTTAATAAGTCTTGATCACCTAGTCTTTGTAGTTGATCACGAACAGGGGCAAACGCATTGAACAATACTTTCTCTGGTTCGCTTCCACCAGAACCTGATGCTAATACATCTCTAAGACTATTTGCTGCCTTTGCCACAAACATATCACGGAAAGATCCCTTTAATTCTTCGGGATTAGTTATATCCTTTGCCGCAAATATAAGGCCATCCATCAAAGTGCCAGTTTCATCTGCAATTACTTCATTAACAAACTGGTTTCCTGCTAGTATAACATCATCTTGATTTCTTTGCCCTGGCCCAGGATAATTAGCGTCCTCATAATCAAACTTACGCATTTCTTGAAATGTATCAGTTAAACGGCGCATCGGTTCAGACCTAGCAAACTGTGCTTTAGCTAACTTATATTTATCATCAGCAGCTTTGTATGCAGCGGCTATAGCTGGATCATCTTGCGTTCTGATGACATATTCCATCTGTCCATTTTTATCATCAGTAATATGTTTTCTAAACTCTTTAAGTTTTTGCATGACCGAAGGCTGATCACTGTACGCATCTATAACTCGTGCTAATCTTGCTTTTAAAGTATACAAATCTTTAAAGTTTAAACCCTCCCCAATGTTTTCCATTACATCATCTACAGGACTATCAAATAGTTCATTGAGAGCCTTTTTAGTTCTTGCACCTGTATTATCTATCAGGTTAATGCTCTCTGTTACCTCTGCTAATTTAGAGTTAAATAAATCAACATCAATTGGTGCTTCTGGAAGATTCTTATATGCCAGATCAACTTCATCCATTACGGCAACAAACTCATCATATATATCAGTACTAATTAATTCATTTAGTTTTTTACGCATTTCGTTATTAGTATTGTTGAATATATTATCAGTACCTGTTAAATCCCCTACGATATCTTGTAATACAGGATTATCTGTAATCACATCTGATTGAGCTTTAAGTATTTCATCAGTCTGTGTATTTAGTTCGTTTTTCTGGAGATTTAATGCGGATACTTCTGCGTCAGCACCCTTTACAACTTGGGATGCAACAGATTGCGCAGCTAAATCTATATCTTCACCATCTAATTTTTTCGCTGCAGCGCCTGTTATAAACTCCCCTATCTGATTAGGTACACTATCAACAGTTCCTGCTACTCTTGAGTCACTTAACTGACTTCTGAATAGACCAATCATTGACGAAGACATACGAGCAGCTTCTTTATTGACTAATTCTTCAAATGCTTCCGCAGACATAGTGTTTTTTAAACCTGCCCGTGTTTCTCTAATATATGCATCAGAAGACATCATGATAGCATTAGTAGTATCGGCTGTTATTTCACCTGTAATATCACCCAGTGCAACTTTTATAATTCTATTATCGTTTAGCTTATCTGCTAAAGTTGAAATTCTAAGCTTCAATTGTGCAGGTTTTAAATTAACAATATCAGGATCAAGGTACTTAAATACCTCTAAAAGAGTACCGTCCTGCACTGCCTTTTTAAGAGCATTTTTATTCAGTGCTTGTCTGCCTGCTGAAACTTTACCATAGGCAAAACCCAAACCTCTTCCTAATAGAGATAAAGCGCCATCCATTACACCATTAATAGCTAACCCATCAATAAACATTGCTAGGTTTTTAGCATTTTGTTCACTGATATTTGGTAGTAGATCAGTTACGGCACTTGGTTTTACAAATAATCCCTCATCACCTTCCCCTGACATAATAGTTTCAGAGACAGCCCCACCAAGGGCTATAGCAAGTGCAGTTCCTCGTGTGCCTACCTCTCCTGACCTACCTGCGGTAGATGCATACTTTAGAAGACCCCCACCATATTTTAATGCTTTAGTAACTGGTAATGTAGGAGCAGCTATAGATAGGATAGTAGACGCAATCTCTTCGCCTCCTGATAAATCCATATCTGGTCTGGACTCAGCAAACTTGCTTTTACCCATTATAGCGCCTTCAGTAACCAGACCCCCAAGTTCTTGGTATATATTTCTACCTGCCTGATCTATTACTCTTCTAAATCCAGAACTATCAAATTCAGGATTTGGAATTAATACCTTTTCATAATTATATTTTGTTACATTACCTTCAGCATCTTTTACAGGGATGTAGCGGTCATAAATTTGATTAACACCTTCTGTATAAAAGGCATCACTTTCGTATAAATCTTTGACTGCCGTAGAGTATTTTTCAATCTCTTCTTTATAAGTATCTCGTGCAACTTGAGATTTCTTTTTTGGTGCGCCTTCTGGATTTACAGCATCATAGAACATTGCACCAATGCTATCAAAGACACTTAGGTTTGGTTTTTCTAACTTATTACCATCTTCAAGAGTTACTTCTCCATATAAGTTATCATACGTGAAGGCATCTCTCTTATCCTTTTCAATAACAGGAGCTTTTACCTTAGATGCTTCATTGCTGTAATTTTCAGCTTCTCCCTGCCAATCTTCTTCTGTACCCCCATATAGTTTTAACGGCTCTGGTACAGAAAGATTATTTGCATTTAAGAAATCTAACTCTTCATCATTTAGTTCAGGTGAAGTAGTCGTATCATCTTCCTCAAGAGGCACAGGGATTGGTAAGTTGTTATCTTCCAAAAATTTCAACTCATCTGGAGTTAATGTAGTATCAGCCATATTATTACTCCTGAGTTCCAAATTCTTTTCTAAGTACATCTACTGGTATGTCGTAGGTCTTCGATAATATATCTAAATATTTATTGGCTTCGACTTCCCCTTGGCTACCAAGAATCCCACTATATGCGTCCTGATTTTCTGCATATGTAGGTGCGTTTTTATAGGTTGAAAGTGCTTGACCAATTGTAGGGGTAATTTTAGATGTATTTTTCTCAACACTACCTGGTGGTGGGTTTTGTACTGTAGCTTTTGTGGTTGCGTATTCTACAAGATGAGACAACCCACGACCTTCTAGATACTGTTCTACAGACTGTGTATATCCAGAGGATAAGTTCTTAGATGGGTCTAGTTGATCTAGTATTTTAATCTGTGCGCTTGTTCCTACAAGGTCGTTAATTCTACCTTTAACTTTTTCAATACCCTCAAGTGACCTTGATCTTAGATTGTTGCTAAATGTTGTGTAATCCGATCCAGTACCTACAATCTGCAATGCATTCTTAAAGTCTGTATTGGATAGCCCAGCGCCTCGTTGTTCGAGTGATACTGTTGCATATAAGTATGCGTATTTAAGTAACTCTGCTTCGAACTGAGAAGCTTTAGATGCAACGCCATCTTCACCTACAGACACACTATCTATATAGCTGAATACTTCATCATCAGAACTGCCTTTTAAATACATCTCATTAAGAGCTTTGTATTCATTATTAAAGCGGTTAATGAGACGCTGTATATCACCACCGACTGTGGTCAATATTTCAGGAGATCCGCCTTTGCTAGGATCAATGAAGGATTCTAATTTTTCAGCAGACTGTAACATAGTAGCCATCTCACGACGACTTTCTGTTAATGGCACTAAAACCTTATCATTCATCTGAGACACTGTTTGCGCCTGTGCTTGTAGGGTTTTAATAGCTACACTACTTACATTATTATTTGTAGGTACAACTCTTTGCCTATCTATATCAAATAACTGTCCATTTTTAGTAGGCGCAGTAGTTGCTATTATCACAGCACCATCTTCATCCTGATAAGTAGAGATTAAGAAACCTGCGCTTGTATCCAATTCGATTTCAGCAGGGACATTTGCACGAGCCTTTTTCAATGCCTCTAGTTGAGATTTCATTTGTCCAGTAGCAGTACCAATGGCAACATCAAGTGTTGCACCTTTGATAGTATCCCAATCTTTTATATCGAAATCTTCCTTGCGACCTTTAAGTATTGCGTCAGCAGCAAGTTGCATTTCCTTAGTTTCTTGTGGGTTATCTCTAGTACCTTGTAGATCATCATCATCTAATCTAGATAACTCTCTGCCCATTTTCTTATACTTGGATTTAATAACTTGATCGAATAATTTAGCCTGAGATTCTTCTAAACCCCCTGCCGCTATTGAGCCTTCAAGTACTTCTAACTCTAATTGGTTTATTTCCACTAATGTTAAAGGTTTCTTTAAAGATTTTACTAAAACCTCGCCAAGGTCAGTGACTTTCTTAGCTAATTCTTTTCCGTTTTGTAACTGTGTATTATTTTCAAACCCAGCCGCTATTTGAATATAGTTGGTAGCCGTTATGTCCGCATACGGAATTTTTTCTGCTTCCTTATCTAATATTGATTGGTTTGCGTTAATCCAATTAGTAATCCGTTTTTTGTCTTCGGCTGAAACAGTAGAATCGTTTAATGCAGCAATTCTACCTGCTTCTTCCAAATCTACTATTTGCTGATTTGTTATAGCTACGGATTGATATCTACTGACAGGTTCTTTATCTTCACCCCCTACAGAAGCATTTTCTGTATCTATTGTAGGGAACACAGTTTCCGTTTCTGTATCTAAATTACTATCAGTACTGCTGTCATCAAGTGCTGCGGCAGTGTCGTCACTTTGAGTTATATTGTTTTCAGTGCTATCCACTACAGGTGTCGTGCTAAGAACAGGCGAACTACCATATGCAAATTCTGGAGAAAACTGTTTGTTGGGATCGCCGTAATAAGATATGGCGTCCTTGCCCATTATCTGTACGTCTTTAAGAATATCTAATCGTACACCAGGTACAACTTTTTTAGGATCAAGATTCTGTTCTCGTAAGATAATGCTTACTATCTTTGCATCTTTTTTATCTTGGGCATCTTTAGCCGCTGCTTTATCAGCCGCTTCTTTTGCTGATTTAGCATCTGCCTTTTCTTTTTCGTAAGCCATTTCAGCTTCACGCTTATCTTTAGCAATCTTTGCAGGTACATATACACTGGCAAACCCTGTTAAGGCATCGCCGATAGCATTACTTTTAGGTGCATAATCAGAAGGGTTTGTGTTACGCCATGCCATCGATGTTTTCCTCTTCAACTGGTTCTTCGCTATCTGCGTTCATGCCAAGCATCGAGGCTTGTTCTTCATCAGTAGCGGTCATTTTATCTGCATCTGTAGGAGCGCCCATAAGACCACCTTCAGGCATAACTGATACCACTTCTTCTGGTGTATCTTCCATTTCATCTTCATCATCATCTTCTATGATGCCCATCGCCATTTTCAGCAGTGTAGGTGTGATCTTAACCCTGTCAGATGTATCTGTACCCATGTCATATTTGTAGCCACTGGTTTCAGCAATAACCTCGATATACTTAGCTACTGGCCCAGAAATAAGTATAGCCAGATCAATTGGTATTTTACCTTTAGCAATTGACTGCATCAAAAGACCTGAGACAATTGTCGTAACTGTCGTATCAATCTGTAGTAACGAATATACTAACTCTGCCTGTTCTTCTTCAGAGATACGAGTAATCATGTAGCTTACTGCTTCATCATAATCAGTAATATCAGGTGGGCGATGCCAAGGGTAATTACGAGTATCGGCTAATAAATTAGCACCAGGTACGGGCGCATCAAACTTCATCTGTAGTTTCCTCTACTTCTGGTGCATCCCCTTCTTCTTCCATAGCCTTTTTAAAGCCATCAAAATATTCAGGAGTGTACTTTACTTCGCCACCATTAACCTCCATGAGGTTCTTAGGCATTTTACCATCCATAAATTGTTTGATGGATTTTTTTACTGCTTCTTGAAATGTCATTGGATCATCCCGTATTAAAATATATTATTTAACTGCTAATAAACGCAGCACCGATTTGCCCGATAGCATTCCACATACCGCTTTTAGAATCACCGCTTTTCGAAGATGCGGCAATTTCAGAAGCTAAGATTTGTGCTTCTAATGTGGCTTCTGTTTGTGCGCCTTTGAACATGAAATCTAATAAGCTATCTACTCTATCCCACATTCTATTCAGACCCTCTTGATTAATATCCATAGAGTTTTTGATATCGGCAGAATATGCATCAAATAACATTTCAGAGTTTGAAGTTAGGACTTCTTGCCGCCACTTGGCATTAGCAGTATCCACATTAAATTGCATATTTGCATAGAACTGATCACGACTATCACGCATTTTTGCATTAAACTCAGATGCATCATTAATTTCACCTGCATTAAAACGCTTCATTATGTTAATTTGCTCACTATTATGCGTTTGTACTTGCACACTCATAGTGTCGTAAAACTTTTGAAATTCGTTAGCATTTTCTGCGCCAAAGATACGAGCCGCATTAATAGCTGCCTGATCATTAAAAATAGCATCCATCATTAACTGGGTGTTTACTACTTCAGCTTGTTGCTCATTTGTTAAATTATTCAAGTCCATTTCTAAGAAGTTACGTGCATTCTGTACGGCAGCTTCTTGTCTAGCATCTAGGTTAGCTGTTTCAAAATTTGCTAATACGCTTGCTTTATTTATAATTGCTTGTTGTCTATTATCTAAGTTCTTTGTTGTAATAGTTTGAAAGAATGTTGCTTCTTTTTCTGCAATTCCTAATACAGCTTCCATAATAGCATTAGACATAGCTGCTGTTTGAGCCGTGCCTGTAATACCACTAAATGCCATAGTTCTCTGTACATCACGAGATAGGCCTTGCGCCCAAGCAGGTATTATAGGTTCACCTTGTGCATTTTTAAATTCAGCAGATATAATTTCCATCTGCCCTAGAATTGTAGCCTTACTATCTGTGTAGTTACCTTCACCTAACTTTTGTGCAAGTAACTTACCTGCAACAGTAGATGTATCAATTATACTACTGATATTTTGCGAAGCAAAGTCATTTAGAGCATTACCAACAACACTCGTTGTACCATCAACATTTACACCAGTAGCAGCACCTACCATATCAATCTGTTCTGCTTCTATCGTAGTGTCTGCATCTATTTCGCCTGTAGCTGCATTAATACTAGTCGCATCTGTACCCATTAAGTCAGAGGCAGTAGAAGCTTCATAATTGACAGGCGCTACCGCATCAGACGCAGTAACTTCTGCTACATCTGACATCAATGCAGGGTTAACTACAGGTGTATCGCCCAAGGCATAATTAGGATTATTAGGATCTAGTAATGCAGATGCATCTTCAGGATCAATTAGCACACCATTCTCGTTAACAATGTCTGCTAGGTTAAGACCTTTTGTTTTTAAGTATCCCGCTGGGTCATCTGTAATAGCTTTTAAATCAGCATTAGACTCAAGCACGCCCGCTTTCTTAGCCCATTCTAATATGTTGTCTGGGTTAAGTTCCATATTAGAACTACCACCATCATCATCATTATCCTGGTTGTTTTGCTGTTCTTGGCGTATTTGGTTTGCAGTATCATTATCACCACGAGATTCTGCTAAACGAGCTTGTCGTTCATAGCCATTTAAACCATCATCGCCTTTTATACTTAATGTATCAACAACAGTATTTCCATCAACAGTTACTTCGTAAGGCAAACCTAAAAAATTGTAAGAGTAACTAAACCCCTTTTCGTTGGTATACACTTCTCTATTACCAACTGTCTTAGATGAATCTACTTTAGGATCAATTCCGTTTACCCAACCTGCAATTTTTCCCATAATAGGAATTACTGGTGAAATAGCCCCTGTGATTGTTTTCGTTAACTTGGTCGGAGCTTTTCCTTTTACATATCCTACTGAAGAATCTGCACCCCAAGTACCTAAAACAGCGCTAATAGGTTGATTATCAACAAATCCAGTTGAGGTTGAACCAACCTTACTATCCTTCTGATTGGTAGCTGTGGAGTTCATTGCTCCACCTTGAATAACTTTATTTGTATTTGTATTTACAAGACTGCCGCCTTGATACTGTTTATTATCACCAGGCGTAGATATATTGGCAACGCTCTCTTTAAAGCTATTTCCACCGCCAAAGGTGCTAGACCATAATCCCATTTATTTATCCTATCTCGTTGCAGCAAACGGTGAAGCAAACCCACTCGTAGGAACGTCACCCGACATCGCTGGTGATAAATTTCCCATAGAAGCATTAGCTCCCTGCTGACTTTGCACTGCTTGTAAATCTCTTAGTGTGCTACGGATATTGAGAAACTTTTCGCCTATTGCTCCGCCAGTGATATCAAAGCTTCGAAGTAGTAAATTACCTTGTTCGTCTACGGAACGTGAAATTGTATTACCCTGCTCATCAATACTGTTTGCTATTAGCTGCCCGCTATCATCAAATGCATTACCAAGTTGGTTAAAGTTTTGACGTAACTCCATATCAATATCATTTTGTGTAGAGGCTACTTTAGCTAAGTCTCTCGCAGCAACAACTTGACCTACACTTATGTCTTCTAAACCTGTATCCAAATCATACTGTAGCTTATTAAGTGCATCAGTATTATCCTTGGAGTTTGCAACTATAGCTGATCGAGTGGCTGCGTTAGATGCACTAAATCCACCATCAACTGTATTACCTAGCTCTGCAAACTGCGTATCCATATCATTTGAAATATCTTGCCTGTCAGACGCAGCAGAGTTTGCAAAGTTACCAATATCTTCTCTCATACGTTGGTTGGCGTTAGCATTTGCTAATTGCATATCTGCTCGTGTTTGTTGAGCTAGTTTTGTATCTTCGCCGTATCTCTGTGCGTAGGTATCAAAGTTTGATATAAAGCCGTCTTGAGCAGAACGTAATGCACCTTGATTTTCTAATGATTGAGTGGCGTAAGCATCCGCTGTATTAGACATAGTGTCTAGATTACTTTGTATGGTGTTTTGCCCACCTAATACGTTTGCTTGATTGGTAGCTCTTTCAGTAGTGGCATTACCAAACCCTTGATTTAATACATCTCCTGTAGTTGCAAAATTAGCTGCTCGTGCAGCTTCAGCAGTAGCAAACTGTGCATCTCTATCTGATTGTGCGTCAGTAAATCCCTGGGCTTGATCTACAAAACCCTGATCAACAGCACCTTGCATCGTTGCATTGGCATTATCAATTGTATCAAATCTAGTATTAGACGCATCAAAACCACCTGTAACATCAGACTGAAGATTAGACAGAGTATTAGCATTTGTTGTTGCGTTGTTAGCCATTGCAGTTGCGTTATTGCTTACACCTGCATTAACAGCATCAAACTGTGTATTCATGCCTTGATTATACTTGTTAATCAGATCTTGCATATTTGTGAAGCCAGTGGTCACGCCTGTATTAACATTATCAACTTTACCACCTAATCCAGATACACTGGAATTTATGGTATCTAACTTTGTACCAGCACCAGTAAAACCCTCTTCTACTTGAGAGCCTAAACCTACTTGATTAGTTTGTAACTTCTGATATTGAGCATCACCTAATCCAGTATTTGTAACTGTTGTTTTTTTCTGAAAACACATATTTTATCCTTTCACTGCCAAGAAACCTACGTCCCTGTACCCTTGTCTTTTAAGAAACTTTTTATAGCCAGTTCCGTATGCTTCTGTTGAAGCACCTATTGATACTTCAACTGCTCCATTGTTTTTTGCCCACTTTTCAAATTGTTGAATCATGAGCCTCAGTAATTTAGGAGCTTTTCGTCTATACTCAGGGAGTATGCATATTGCCCAATCACCTGCATATTTTTGATCACTAAAATAGTGTTCGTCTACAAATCCATGAACAAAGCCAAGGATTTCGCTAGAGCCTTTTTCTAATGCTACAGATGCGTATACATCTGAAGAAGGATCTAAACTCATTGAAAGGAGGGTTTTAACTTTTGCTTCGTTCCAATTAAATACACTGTATCGAGAGTTTTCGTGTAACCACTTATAAACTACTAATACTTTTGGTAGATCACTTTGACGAAGCCTTCTAACGTAAACTGACATTAAGGCCTTATTAAAAGATAAAATAAACTTATAGTATTAATAGTACCACTTAACTAAGGTAAATACAAGAACTTTATTAATTACGCAACTAATGCCTTGTACGTCTTTGGGCCTACTAAACCATCCGCAGTTAGCCCATTTTCTTCCTGCCATGCCTTAACAGCCTTCTCGGTCATTAGGCCGAACACACCATCATCTTCTAATCCTAATGCTGCTTGTGCAAGCTTAACTGCTTCTCCTGTTGAACCTACCTTTAGCAGTATAGGCGATGGGCTAGGATTATACTGACCACCTAAGATATCTAATGCATTCTTGTAGTGATGCTTTCTGTCTTCAAGCCCTATTGTGCCACCATTTATTTTCTTCGTGGCTCGTAAGATATCATCTGCATATCTATTCAGACCGTTCTCTTTCCAGAACCAACAGGCACTTTCTAATGCACCTTCTTTTGTGCCTAGATACTCAAGTGTACGTTCAAGAGTTTTACCCATTGAGTTAGCGAATGCAGTTTGATTATTCTTACCAGTTAATTGGATAATACCAATTCCCTTATGCGTCCAACCATCTCCGCTTTCAGTTGGCCCATTACCCATACGATTAGCATAGATCACATTAGCAATCTTTTCTGGTTGCCTATGATACTCTTCAGCATCCCGCCCTGCACGTTCAAAGTACTTTGGAAAGATTGCATTCAAGGCTTTTGCTGAATAGTTTAGGTTTTCGTTAAGCACCCTGAAGTTATTACTTTCGTGACCACACTGAGCCATGAACATAGCAATACGTTCAGGAGTATCTATCTCATACATCGGAAGCATCTTCTGTAATGGTTCTACCCAAGATTCCCATTCGCTATTACCGTGCAGAAGGTTGTGTACTTGATCAGAAGTTACTTTCATTGCTTTGCTCCCATGAATTTATTTACTGAGCGTTGCCCAAACCAAAATGCTATGATTGCGCTGAATAAAGCTT